TACACCTGAAAATGGTAGAGAAATGGCAGTAGCCAAGACTCAACTTGAAACTGCAATTATGTGGGCAGTAAAAGGTATTACTAAATAATTTTTATAGACTCCTCTAAGGAGGGGTTTATTAAGGATTTTAAAATACTACTACGATAATAGAAAGACACAGATGAAAACAATACGACAACCTCACGAAACATACACAATACAAATAGTAAATCAAAGTATTAAACCAACACTCTTTGACAGGCTTAAAACTAAACTATGGAACTTTATACTTCCACCACATATTAGACTGGGTTTAACCCCACAGGATAATTAAGAAAAAATGGATATGAAGTTATTACTGGAAAACGTATTGTAAAATTAAAAAATATAGTTGGTCCCCTCAAATTTGAAGGGACCAAAACTAGTCGTATAGGAGCATTTGATTTTAAATCTTTTCTTAATTTATCAATGCTTTTAACTGGCAGTGATGTTGCAGAAAAAATGCGAAGTAAAATTCTTAATATTGTTGTAGATACTATTCATAAAAAAATTGGTAAAAATAAAAAATATATTAATCAAAGAGATGATACATTCTTGCCAAGTTATATTTCAAATACTGATGTAAGAAATAAATTCACTGAAACAATAAAAAATTGTGTTGATGGAAGTAAAAATAAATATCCCCAATTTACAAATTTAGTATATGTTGATCTTTTTGGAGAAGATGCAGTTGAATATAGAAAATTACTTAAATTAGGAGCAAGAGAAAATGTAAGAAGTACCTTTTATAGAGAAATTTTAGACATAGTATCTGGATATGAAGAAGGAATTTCAGAAGAATTGGAAAAAGAATTTAACAAAAAAAACAACAAATTAACTAATAAAGAAACTGTTGCATTATTTGAAAAATGTTTTAAAAGTCCATTCTTAAGAATCCCTAAAGAAACTGCTAGAAGACTCATGGCGAGTAGAGATAAGGCTTTCAGAGAAATTATTCATGAGGCATTATTACCATATATTGAATCTTTACCTGAAGAAGAATATAAGAAGTTTTTGAGTAGTGAGTCACAAATCATTGGTGAAAAAACAAAAGATATTATCTCACTGATAGATAAAAACAAAGATGTGTTTGAACGTTTAAAAAACAAATAATGAAGAGAAAATATAAATTATGCACCGTCTGAGTCTGCATCTACTAAATAAAAATCCAATGACACTTCAATTGAAGAATCAGCGGCGGATGTAGTTCTTCCCCTAAAAAACACATCTGTTAATGCTTTGATTTTGATATGAGATTTAAATACTTTTGTAACACCCTGATTAATAGCTAAAGCCTGCCACAATAGTCTCCTCGGGGCGAATGGTGTCGATGTATCTAGTAAATCTTCTCGTTTATACAAAACTACATCAACTGTTTTATTTGAAGGAGAATCGGGAATTACTGAGAGTCTCGTAATATACATAACCTTGCCAAGAGGTACTGACCAGTAACCGTTACCAGCTTCGCCAGAGCCGTATTGTATGCTTGCACCTGACGAACCTTCCACTCCTGACATAGTGGATAGAAGAACGCCACCGGTTTTTAAATTACAAGTTATATTCCCTTTATGACTCCCTCCATAGGTTCCGCATGTTTCACTATGCATTTTATTTACCCTTATATAACTAAGCGTTGTTGCTGTTGTAGTTGTCGTGCCACTTGTAACAATTACTTCATCTTGATCATTGCCACTAGCATCTAGTCCATGTACCTCTACACTAAGCACCCCTGTGTCTGTACCACCTCCGCCATCTTCGTCGTCAGTGCTTGTGATCTCTATTTGGCCCGGGGTTTGTAGCCAGTTAATATTGCCACCACTTGCGTGTATATCTTCCCATGTGTTATTTACGACAGCATTAAACCCAAAGAAGAAAAAAGCACGTTGGCCCTTAATGTGAATACGTGCAGTATCAAGTTCAAAATTATTAGTTGGTCTTACTGCTTGGGCCTCTGTGTTTTTAGGTAATATTTCATTCACTTGGTGACCTAAAACAATGTCTGAATTTACAGAGTATTGGGTCTGTATAGATAGGTTTACAGCCTCAACTGAATCGTTTACGAACTTTATGCGAAAGTACTTTTCAACTATATTCCACATAATGGGGGCATCAAAGTTTTTCCAAGTTCTTGTAGGGCCACTCCATATAGTGTTGTCATGGGATACCTCCATTGTTAGTGTTCCTGTTACACCTGCGGTATCTGATGTAATTGAGACACCTGCTCTACCGTATTCTGTTACGTCTTCACTCACCCCCTGAAAGGTTGCTGAGGCCGCTAGTGTTGCGGCATCTCTGCTGTTAAATGAAGTTGTTGATATTCTGTTTTTTTTATTAAATGTTCTACTCATAGTTTATTCCTTTTAATACCACCCATCGGTGGAGTCATACGTAATATTTAAGGCTTCTCCGTCACTTAATACAAAACTAGAGTTTTCACCTAGTAAATCTTCTGAACCATTTGGTGTGATTGTTGCGTTGTTTTCTGATGAACCAGTATTCATTAATCTTAGGGTTCTTTCGTGGTCTCCTGCTTGTAGAGATATTTGTAGAGATTCACTATCTGTGTTTGCTAGTATTTCGTGGTCTGTATCTATGACACTATAAGCTTCTGTAACTCTAGTGGTGTTTAAAACTCTTTGGCCTGTAGTTATTAGTTTGCCTATAGTTGCAGTTCCAACATTATTTATCCCTTGATCTTTTTGTAGGTTTGAGTCTGAATCTGCATCGAAGCTGTATTCATCGTAGAATTGTTGTGGTTTAGGAGCTAATCCAGTAAACTTTCTAAGTTGTGCATTTAGTCCTAGATGTGAGTAATCTAATGCCATTACTTACCTCCCTTACCTATTGGATTCAGTTCTACCTCGAAACCATAAAATGAGAATCTTGATACTGCTGTTTTAGACACGACTTTATAAAACAAGAGATTTCCACGTTTTTGTTCTTTGGGGATGTACATTGTTTTTACTCCCTCTTTAAGGTCTCCTAGGTCTGACCATTGTTTGAGGGATTTAGAAAATGAGTCTCCAGCATACATTTGCATCTTAGCTACGGTGCCTGGATTTGCGAACGCTACTATTTGCTTGAAGTATTTAGATAGTCCTGGCCGTCCAAAGTTTAGTACACCCTCGATAATGGATTCAATCTCTGCTCCCGCATCATTCTTATCTGTTCCGTTGAATTGATAACATTGTCCTGTAGAAGTACCGAATATTAGCTTTTCATCTCCACTAGCATCTTTGATGACCATCCATGCGGTGGGTTTGTGTGCAAGTGACCAATTGACCCATTCGTTGAGCTGAAAGTCGTACACCATAACACAGTTTGTTATAGTGTTTCCTGTAATTGAATCTGTGACTGAGCCAACTGAGCAATAATACTTATTCCTGTATGTTTCGGCTGGGGCTCTGTCAAACTCTGTTCCTGTGATACCTGTATCTTCATTGTTGTATATTTGTTGTTCGATATAGTTAGATAGTATTTGTGGTCTATTTCCACCATATCCATAGAACCCCGTACGGTTAATACCTATGAAATAGTCTTCAATTTCTGCGATTGAGTTACGAGAACTGAAACCTCTATTTGTTGGTACACGCCTGAGGGTTGATTCGTCCCATGTGTACATAGCTCCATTAGCTTTACCAAAAACAGCTTTATCATTGGCTTCAAACCCATATATTAAATTACCTGCACCTGGAATTATGATTGAGCTTGAGTCTGAGGTTCCTGTAGTGGACCAGTTGGTTGGGTCATTGGTTACTGAGTAAAAAGCATTTGAGGCTGTGCCATCGATATACATACGCCTACCTGCTTTGAAAACATCATCACCTGCGGGTGCTAGGGCTGTGTCTGTAAATGAAGTCCCATTAGTTGAGTGTCGAGTAGTTCCTGATATTTGACTTACTACAAGTGTATCTTCTAGTACTCCGAACCCCATATGGCCGTTTGCTATAGTTCCACCTGCGGATATTGTCCATGCTCCTGTTCCCTCTATTGAGTGATATAGAATACCCCCTGCGTTTTTGTAAGCGAATTTAGATCCGTCTTCACGTTCCCAAAAGTACAAATTATCTACTGATGAACCATTGGTGGTTCCTTGATAGGTTGAATATCCTGGTCTTTGGTCGTAGGATCCTACTTGGTTTTTCTCTACATTTACGGCACGCAATAGGTCCCCATCCTGTAATTGGAATGGAGATATCTTTAAATTAATTGCTCCGAGGTTATGTACTTGTGTAATCATTAATAGATCAACTCATCGCCTTGCAATGAGATGGTGTGAGTATCAGATTTATCTCGGGTTTGTGTTTGTATGGAAAATAGACCCATTTGGTCTCTTGCTTTTTTTTCTAATAGTTCACCTTCTTGAACTCTATCATCCTGGAATGATTCTTGAGACCGACAGTAATCAATGAATGATTTTGAGTAGGCTCTGAATCTTAATGGTAGTTCGTCTGTGTCGTTGGCTAATGGTTCTCCTAGTGGGTAGTAATATACGAGGGCTGTTCCTGCTTGCTTAACAGGCTGGCGACCTATCACATTATCACCTAAGAAATAATAAGATGGTGACCATTCGCTCATTCTATAGTTGTAATCTGGATTTATTTGCGTGAACTCTTTGAAGTTTGCTTTAGTGAAATCGAATCCAGAGTAAGATAGCCATACTGATCTAGGTGAGATAAAATCGGCTTCTGATATTGTGCCGTATGTTCCACTCGCATCAAATGTAACTGTTGCGGCTTTGAGGCCATAATCTTGGTTGACATCTCTAGATGCGTTGTCCATTTCGTCTCTCCATTCATTTATCCAGTCGTCAGTATCTTCGGGTATTACATCAGACTTATACATCGCTTCAGCTCTCTGTCTTAGTCTAGCTAGTGAGTATCTTGTGTATCCTGTAGGAGTTATCCAACCTGAGTTTCCTGATTCTGTTAGGCTAGATGAGTTATAAAAAGTAGTTAGATATGCGTCTGCGGCGACTGCTGAAGTGTCCTCAAATTGAGTATATTCACTGTCTGCTGTAATGTTTACAGTTCCACCAGTCATTGCGGTGGCTGTGCCAGCGGTTCCAGATGCAGACTTCTTAAATATTATTTGGTCGTATTTGGTGAAATATATTGGTGTATTTTCAGGATGTGCATAGGTTGGTGCGGCTATGTTTACTACGGTTCCACCAGTTACAGAAGCTATGATTTTAAGCTCTGTTTTCTCGTCTCCCGTGTTACCTATCTGAACCACCCAATCAGCTTGAGCACCATTTGTGTTGACTACTTGTAGGCCAGTTTGACTCGCTGTAGCACCCACTGAAAGGAATGTTTTCTGTGCGAATTGATCTTGATTATTCGTTACTTTTACGATTTGTGACATTAAATTCTAGTTAGTCCCTTAGAGTTAATATATCAATTAAATTACAGTTGCACCACCACCAAAGAATCCTGGATTGGAAACGAGGTCACTTACTACCACCTCAAAAGTTAAAGATAGTATTGGGTCTGTTGCGGCGGAACCATTGTCTGCTGATTTGGCAATGACATAACAAGCGGCATTACTCCATCCTGGAACTTGATTTAATATATCATAATCGTGTTCACGTCCTGAATAAAATGTTACTCCGACTTTATCCACATAAGCTAAACCTGTGGCGTTTAATGGGTATTCATTGTATCCAGCGGTAGACCATGCACTAAACTGTATTTTGGTGTCAGACATTGTTCCACCACCATAATGAGCAAGTGTATAGTCTGCTGAACCGATAGCTGTATTTGAGTCTGGAGTGCCACCCTGGATAGCGGCGTATCCATCTACTAGGGCTGTAGAGAATGTGGAACCGCCATAGAATTTAATTGTTCCTGCTGTTATAAGCGTTAGATTCCCAATGCTTGAAGTATCGTACCCCCAAAATGAGCGAAATATTGCCTTGAAACGAGATGATACGTTTTGGCCCTCTATTCTACAGAATGTGGTTTCTGCTCCACTATCACCTGCTAGGGTTCCATCGCCTTCCCTTAAGTTTCCCCAAACTTCTGTTTTTAAGTGTCTTGCACTTGCACCATCTGTGCTTGTACCTTCGGGATCTGAATCTGGTACAAATTCCTGCGTAGAATACATGGCTAGGTCATATGATTCAGTAGTTATTGTTTTTAAATATTCAGAGGCCTTGAGTAAGTATTTAAACTTTTTGGAGAAAATTGGGTATGTACGATACACTCCGACCACTTTTGATCCATTTAGTACATAGTAAGAATTGGGAGTAAAGGCGACAATTTCACCCCTTAATTCAGTATCGTATAGGATTCCTGCGAACCAACGACCTAAATTTGTGTTTAATATAGATAGGACAATTCTGTTAATTATCCGAATACTTATCGATTCCATATTCTAGGAATACATCGGACACGTAAGCGGTTCCGCTGTAGTTGTCTTGTGCATTCGCTGTTTTACGTGATAATACCATGTGTAATTCTCCGTTATCTCCTGATACGCCACCAGGTGTAACTGCAATTGCTCCACTAGTTTGTAGTTTAGCTGTTGAAGAAAAAGCATCTGATACTGTAGCTTCTGAACCGTGAGCTTGTGCAATAGTTCCCTCGGAGTCAATCTCTACCATTTTCATTCCCCATACGGCTGAAGAGGCTGGTGATGTTCCAGAACCGACCCATTTAACATAAGCGTTTATAGTTCCACCATCCCATGATTTAGGCATTGTTACATGTCTGAATCCTCTTGTTTCTGTAGATGGTGAGAATGGCGATACATCTAAATCGACTGTTCCTGCTCCTGTAAACTGCACGGTGGTTATAGTACCAAACCCACTTGTTGAGGTTGGTCTTACTCCACCGATTGAAACCGTCCTAGTTGGATTGGTTGCATTAGCTGTGCCGTTTTGTATTAATATGTTTTTGTTTATTTGAAGCCAAACATTTTCTTTTAGAACTGGTGTACCTTCAAAATGGGGTGATCCCGCTACGATTCTGACTGTGGATGTACCCTCTAAAATAGGACTGTAATTGGGTAAAGCCTTTGCTGTTCCTGTTACACCGCCTAACTTATAGTTAATGGTGGTGGTTCCGACTGCTGCGGCTGTGCCTATTAATGTTTGAACTGCCACGACAGCGTCATTCACATCATTGTGAAAACTCATGTGCTCATATCCACTTTCGTCCTGTGTCTTTGCACCGTCAATTGTGTTGAATGAGTCTATCGCTGTACCTGGGTAGTTGGTTGCCATTAATTTTGAGTTAGTCCCTTAATTTTTGGTGTGTCATTTCTTGTACTTTCGACTTGAGGCACCACACCTTGCCCTTCAGCCCTTCCACCCCAAGTGGTTGTTCTATTATACACGTCAGATACGTTAAAAATCTCTCCTAACGCTTGAAAGACAGAGTTTTTAGTTATCCCTATGATACTGGGTATAAAACTTACTAAGTCTTTGACCTTTATCATTCTATTGGACTGATACTGTTTAGCGTCTCTAGTGTATCTAAATCAGCTTCACTACCAGTCACGGCAATTTCTACATCGGTAATATCTTCGTCGAAGTTCTTAGCAATCACAGTAAATTTCATTTGTGCTACATCTAAGTCCCAAATTCGGGCTTCTCCGCCTACGGTCATAGTTGTGGTTACTGGAACCATGTAACATTTTGTCATAATTAGTGTATTAATCCCTGATCTCCAAAAACAGAAGCACCCATTGCGGGAACTGGTGGACCAGTGATTGTAAAGTCATCTACATAAATTCCTGCTTGGCTGTTCATTCTGAAACCTGCGTATCCACTTGAATGTGCCTCATCTTCAATTGTTAGTCTAGCTATACCGTCGCCCCATCCTGTAATTGTGCTTCCGCTGAAATCTAATCCCATTGCTACCGCGGTTCCAGATGGTGTAGCGGGAATACTAGCGGCCGTGCCTAGAATAGTTTGAATACCTCCAACATATTTCCACATTTGCATAAATCCACCGCCACTCCATTCCCAATACCAAATGTATGAATTTGTGTTGTAAGAAGTTGTTCCATCGATTCTTGCATGAATCCACGCAAAGTTACTTGAGGTTGCGGCGTGAGCATTCATCTGAACAGTACCATCTGTTTGCTGTAATCCACCGTAAATAACTGCTCCGTTGCCTGAATCAGCTATACAAGTATTTGAGTCAATCGATAACGAAGTATCAATTGTATTGTATTCAGAGTTATGTGTCTCAATATCTGTAGTATCAACTCCAGTGAAATTGTCTTGAAATAAGATTGCCATAATCTATCCTAATTATTCGTAATATCCTCTTGCGTCTACTGTTACATTAGCTGTTGCGGATGCGTCTACTGTAAAGTCATTATCTGGTCCGACTTCTAATGGCGGATCGTATGATTTGGTCCAAATTGAAGATCCTGGGGCATACTTTTTACCAACAATTATTGCGGCTCCATCAGTAAACCAATAGTTTGTTGGTGTTTCTACACTAACTACTACATCAGTAATTAGTATTGAACTGCCAGCGGCACTACCTACTACAATGACTGCACCTGTTACGTCTGCACTGACTGTGACTGATCCGAATGTATCTCTACCTGCGGCGTCACTTATTACGTGAACTGTTCCACCTTCAAGGATGCCAATGGTTCCACCAGATGGTGCACCAGAGGTTTTAAGTTCTCCTTTTGCAGTGAATCTAGGTATTACATAATCATCATCATCGGCAATAGTTCCTGATCCTGTATCGACGTATCCACCAATCAATTGAAAATCTTTATCCGACGGGGATTTAATAGGTTGATTATCTTGTCCGAAAGATCCTACTTGATGATCTCCCAAATTTTTAACTTTGAATGCCATTCTAAGCCACCTCCTTGTGTTTTGTGTCCTTTGCTATCTTTTGTAAAAACGGTTCCCATTTGGTTTGAACTAACATCTCGTGATCGTATTTCTTTATTGCGTGCTTCCTGGCTTCCTTACCCATTATGTCTAATTTACCATCCTTTTTTAGTTTATACAATGTGGACATAGCTTCCTTTAGAGCTTGAACATCTGGTAAGGCTATATATCCCTGAATTGCTGACCATCTTAAGTAATCTGGTTTGACCTTGATTCCTGTTTTTTCAGTGATTAATTCAGGCATAGAGGTCCAATCTGTAACAATTACAGGTGTTCCACAGGCTTGAGCTTCAATCGCGGGTACTCCAAAACCTTCATTTGTTGATGGCATCAATAGAACATCGAAACAAGCCATTAAATCAGCGATATCTTCAGGCTTAGTTTTAACCATAGTTTGATATGGGTCTAAGTGATAGATATGTTTCTGCACACCCTTATATCCTGCATAGTTGGTGATATTGAATCCACCCTGTTGTTGCAGTAATGTGTGAAAAAATATTCCAGCTTTACCTTTGGTTTCAGGTAAGAAGTCTGCGAAAGCATCCAATACTCTTTGGAATGATTTACGAGGTGGGTTATCTTTGTTAGCTGACACCATACCCATTAGGAATATGTTTGTAGGTATTCCTAGCTTTTTACGCAATGCTTTTTTATCTTTAGGTTTGAATACTTTGGTGTCTACTCCATGTGGAATAAAAGTTGAAGCATACCCTTTGTCTGCGAGTTCTCTTTGCCCAAACTCACTCATTGCAATAATGCGACTAGCTACATTTAACTTGTCTAAGATAACTTTAGGTACTGGTGAGAAGTCAATTGGTACGTAAGGAACCCAATTTTTTACCTGGGCCATTGTTTGAGGGTTTAGGGTCCAGACATCTTGCAATGAAATAGTGACATCGGTTTTATAGTCTTTGCCATGTGCGACCATAGCGTCTTCACCATAAGCATTACTTAACTTGGGATAACATTTAATACCTTCCCATTCAATGATTCCACCTTCTAGTCCATAGAAACATGACATAGCTAGATTCTTATATCCGTTTGCTTTGAGAGATCCCATTATCATCCGTGACTGGTTTGAGTATCCACTGAATCCCCACGGGGCATTGCTACTTAGAAGTATCCGTAATTCGTTATTATTTTTCATCTGAAGAGAGCCAATCTAAATGTTCTGCTACATCCTCTGGGAAGTACAGACTAAAATTGAGCTTTTGTCCTTTTTTATAAAATACATTTCCTCCTGCGGCGTGGTAAACCTTAACGAATTTTCTCATGTGCGTTTCGTCATTCAATGGGATATCCACAAAAACCTGTTTGTCTTCTGATACCTTCATTTTCATTCTGTGACCATTAGCTATTAGTCCATGCCAATATGGTGTTGTAGCGTCGAAGTTCTTAACATTCCAGGGTCCTGTGTATACCATTAAGTTTAGAATATCTTGTTCTTTGTATGGAAAGTGACCGAACATGAAAGAGTTACAAATCCACCACCAAGTATCAACAAATGCTTTGCTTCTCATAGCTACGAATCCACAGTTAACATAATAGTTAGGTGGAATACCTTGTAGTGTTACATGTGGGGTTACTCCGTTGTTGTTGAGAACAGTTCCAACTTCATAAGTTCGGTCCTCAAATATGTGTGAAAGGTCACCAAGAATGATGGAGTCAGCATCAATCTTAACCACAAGATCATATTGGCGTAACAGTAGACGGCCAAATAGAGGAGTCGCACGGTAAAATTTGTGTGGGTCTTTAATCTTATCCAACTCACCCTGACCATAAATTTTAAAGTCGATGTCCGGATGATAATGTTCAAATGAATTTTTGAGTTTGATCGCATAGTCTATGTTGTTTTTATCGGCTATAGTAAATACACAAATGGTTTCTTCTTTTTCTGGTTGTGGGTTGGATAGATCCACACCTAGCTTTGTAGCTTTGGTAGCGTTTTCTATAATATCTCTTAGTTTATTTTCCATGTCTTACAGCACTGAATAATGAAGCATCACGTTGAAAGAATGTAACGTCATACCCACATAGTTCTAGTGAGTCCTTAACCTGATTATAATTTCTGTGTACCCATGAGTGCATTTCACCTACGATACAATCAATCTTTGGTGCCATCTCTTTGAAAGCACTTCCACCCAATATTTCGAACTCTGAGCCTTCAATGTCTAGCTTTAAGAAGTCTATGTGGTCAATCTTGTAGTCGTTCATTAAGTCTTTTATTGAGACACATTCAACAGTTTCAGAATTATCAGGATTCCCCCCGATGAGAGTATTAGCAGTAGTATTTGTAGGATTCGTATAGAATGTCTTAGTTCCTTTCTCGTTCGTGAGAGCCTTGGGGACGTAAAATATTTCGGTGTCTTTGATTTGGTCGAGGTTCTTTTTGAGGATTTTTTGTGTGGCCTTTGATGGTTCAATGGCATATATCTTTTTTGCTACTGGTGCGGCATACATCGACCACATTCCAATATTAGCCCCTGCGTCGACAATTATTAAATCCTGTTTGCCAACCAGAAACGGATCATAAACACGTTCAAGGTATATTTCCTTGCATATGTTGGGGATGAAAGATGCATCCCAGTCATCATAATATATTGCTTGCATTTTGCTAGTCCTTTGAGGTTGTCCCCCGTAAAGGACTAGACGGGGGGCAACCAACAAAACACTTAATAATTAAGTATTTCTAAATTTTCATGTCACTAACTCTTGGTGTAGTTTCTGAAGATGCGTCATATGTTGACTTAATCCAGACTACAAAAGAATCAGCGGCGGCACCTGTAGCTGGTACGCTAAAGGCATGATTCGCCACGTTCACTAATGCTTGTGGTGTTCCATTTGGTTTCGCTACTGCATCATCTAACCATGTAACTCTCTTCACGTCTGCGGTAGATGCTATCTTTAGAGGTAGACCGAATCTACCATTTAAAGCTGTGGTTTGAGTAGTGGTAAGTAATGGAGTACCCGAGTTATCTCCTCCTGCTGTTAACCATATTGCACTGTCTAGATTTGAGAATACCTTAGTACCTCCTACTGTTCCTCCTCCTGTTGCAGTTCCAACTTCGATAGTTTCTGTTTGAGATACTCCGAATTGGCTTTTTCCTGTAACGACGGATTTTCCTCCGTAATCGTTTGCTCCTGGTGCGGCTAAAACAACATTACGAGGATAATCTAAGTAGGCTGTGCCAATGGTAAAACTACCATCGACTGTTCCTGCGGCGATTGTTCCATAAACGTCTGTTGCACCTGGATTTAGGACTTGGTAGATTTCGTATCTATCTAGCTCGTCTGGTGTTACTTGACCTATTGGTGGGGTACCATTACCTTGACCATAAAATGCTGGGTCTGATCTTTTTAATCCTGTTGCCATATTATCTTCACCTCCTTTTACTTTCGTTTTTGTATGCTTTTATTAAGACGACTTTTTCCCTCGGTGTCAATTGTAATAACTTACAAGCCTTATTAAAGCTTAAATAGTTGTGACTGACTTTTCTAGCGTTCTTATTTTTTCGTGGCACGTTGTTTCCTACCTAAGAAGTCAGTTAGAGTTGGCTGTACTTCTATAATCTCCTTTGGTGTGAAGATTGGTTTTGATAACATTTTAAGATTATGCGATATATCTTCACCTCTCATGAATGCAAGGTTCTTAGGCCCTAGATATTTAGCAATACCCTTACCACCTAAAATAGCTTTGTCATTATCTAGGAATGATCCTACAGCTTCCACACGCTCGCCTAACATTTCGCCAAAGAACTTCTCTTTGCGTAAGATGTTTTCATCGTGTTTTTTGATGGTGAGTTCGACAATATACTTATTCTTAGCTACTGAGAAACCTTCGTCTCCTGCTTCTTTAAAGTACTTCTTGTCTCTTTGCCAATTTATATTAAACATGCGGACGAGGTAGGTTTCGCACCTACGAGAGCAACCTAAGTGTTGAAACAACACTCTACCTTCTTGGCAAGCTCGTCCAATGGGTGGCCTGTGGAACCTCTTAGATTTATTTTTTTGTCTAAGATAACACACTCTAGACCGCCACCACGGAGTCTTTTAAATAGTTTTCTGTACAAGTTTAGCGTTTGCCGCTGGTGCAAGACATAACATATTAACGAACCAAACCATTGTGGCTTGGAATGTAATGTAGTCAGTTCTTCTGTCAAGATTGCTCTTATTAGCACCCTCTAACCAATCTGCCTCAGAAACCTGAGTGATTGTGAGAGTATCTAAGTTTACAATTAAGACTTCACCATCTGGAACCATGTAATCTAGGAATACTCCTACTTTACCTGCTCCTACTGCAAATTCTAATCCAGTCCAACCTCCAATAAGCTCTGTTGCGTTAGCTGTTCTACGCATAGCGGTGAGGATATCACCGTATTTACGATAGAGACTCTTATTTACGAAAATCGCATAAATGTCATCAATCATCGCGTATTCTGCCGCTGCAAGATACTGATCTTCCATTGTCGCAATGGTCAGTGTTTCGTGAGCTGTACTTCTTTGGGGACTCCATGCGTATGTACTTCTAGGTACATTTGCATATAGTGAGGTTCCACTAGTATCATCGAGAGCTCTTCCGAGACCATCAATACCAGAAGTTCCTGCACCAGTTCCGTCCGCATCTAACAAGTAAATAGCGTCATTGGCGGCGTGAGCGATGCCCGCTGTTAGAGTAATAGTACCGGCAGTTCCACCTCCTGCTCGAGGGGATACTGAGGCTATTGTTCCGACTGCTGCGGCCGCTGTACCGATTCCGATTACTTGTCCAGGATATAAGTATTTTGTAGGAACGATATCACCATTGATAGAACCAAATCTATCTTTAGCTCTACCATCATCGATTGATGCTGAAGGTTCGTGTACTACTACCGCTGACGCGTTAGCTGTACCTGCTACTTCGCCTACTATTTCTGAACTATCCTGAAACAGTTGTCTATTGATGTTACGTGCGTAATCATCGGCTAGAGTTCTGGCTTGGAATGCAAGCTGACTTTCTACTGCACCACGACTATCTTTTGAGGCCTTAATAGTAAGGTCTGAGATATCGAAAGTACCTGTTACGATTTTCACACCTACAGACGCTCGGTCTGTTGATGCTGAACCAGTATTAAGTTTAGCTTTATCGGAGGCCAGGTTGTTTACTCCGCCGTGACGACTTGTTCTAATAGGTGCAGAAAACTGGTTATTCATGAACGTAGTGTTCGCGTTTCTCTTCACCTTATCAAGAAGCAAAGTCTTTTTTGGAAAGTTGTCTCTTATGAAAGGCATAAGGACTGTATGTAATGTATTAGTGATGTCACTAATACCTACTGCTGTTGTTGCCATAGTTAAATTTCACCTCCCTATATTGTATGTTTATATATTTTATAAGTTATCTGTTGAGACTCTGTTTTACTAGTTCTTCTAGGTTTCCAGAGTTAACGTTTACGCTTGGTGGAGCTTTGGCTCCTCCTGTAGATGAATCTGTGTGAAGACCTCCTGGTCTTGCTTTGTATCTCTCGTCTGCTTTCCAGTCTGCGATTTCGTCAAAATACATGTCTTGGTATGCTCTCTCTGGGTTTTTAATTCCAGATTCTTGCATATGCTTTAAAACTTCAGTTGTATCAAAGTTCGGTAAACTTTCGGCTCCGTATGGGTTGCCTTTAGATTCAAGACCTTTCATATCATTGAGTAATGCTCTACCTTCTGATTGAGCGTTTACTTCTCTAATAACGTCATCACGTTTGGCGTATCCCATTTCGCTTAATAGGTTTCCAAGAGTTGCTTTTGCTTGCTCTACCTCTTGTATCTCTGGTGTCTTAGGGTTTGCATAATCATTTATCTTGGCTTGTGCTGACTCTAATTCACTTTTAAGTTCACCTATTTGTTTGCCTCTACGTCCCCATGAACTGTTCATGTCTTCTAGGCTTTGGCCTTGGCTCTCTTCAAATTTTCTAAGTGATTGACCTGCTCCTACTATGTCTGCAAGTTCATCTTGCGAAAACTCTAGTTCACCTACCATTATTTTGTCTGCTTCTTCTTGATTCATATTTGCTCGGGATTCCGCCTATTAGGAGAACACCCCGTCCTTTAAATTGTTAATTATCTTTTGCCCTGTATTGTATTTTTACGACGTTTCATAGCTTCGTTGATTGCACTAATGCTATAAGCTTTACCTTGTCTTACTGCACCCTTTTTGTTTATAGCCCTTTTTGTATAGACTTTTCCTGAGTCATCCATTAGTCCAGACTTTTTCATTCTATTCAAACGCTCTGTCCGGCGATATTCATCACCTGCATATTTGTATGCCATATTAGTATTTGTCTCCAAGTTTAATATTTATTTGTTTTGTTTTAGGGTTAGCTGTCATATTTACCGCTCTGTTTAATGCGTCTTGAGAATAAGATTTCTTGGCTTTGCTTTTCTTAGACTTGCCAGCTCCTACCCCTTTACCAGATGAGCCTTTTTCTCCTCCGACTCCGACTGTTGGTTTCCCCATGTGACCCACTCCGTATCCTGGTTTAGTTCCTCCAGTTACTTTTGAAGGTTTACCTCCTGAGTAGCCCATTCCTTTTATATCTCCGTGACTGTATTTCATTATCATTTTAGACTGCACCTCCTTGTGTTGGTTGTGGTGCTGGAGCTTGGCCTGGTTGGACTCCGCCCTTTTCAGCATCTTGCATGAGTTTAATAACTTCTACAAACGCTAGTTTCATCTTCTCCAAGTTCTCATCACTGATTGGTTCTGGTCCTGCTTCTTCTGCTTTTTGGAATGCTTCCATAAATTCTTGTGTGTTACCGAATGAATATGTATCTAAAATCTTACGCATTAGGATACCGACAGCGTCTTTGCTTACCATACCCTGTTCTAATAGTGGTTGGATGAATTGTGTTAATTCCATGATTGCGGCTTGTTTTCCTCGGGGTGTGTGTGCCAATCCCTCTTCTACCTGGATCTTAAGCTTATAGTCTTTTTTGAGTGGAACTATATCTTTACTTGTTTTCTCTTTTAGTTTCTTCTTTAGATCTATTCCTGCTTGGCCTTGTACTTCAAAGAATTGAGGTTCATCATTTTCCATGTATGAAACCATCTCGGGTTTGATGAAATATCTATCTCCAATGTCTAGCATCTTTTCAGCTATACGCTTGACAGTCTTTTTAACCTGGTACATTGCAATGGATAAATTAGCAAACTCTGATTCTTTTAGTGATTCGATAGCGGCGTTTGCCTTTACACCTTTAGGTAATTTACCTAGAGCTGTAGTCGTGACACCCTGCTCTTCAATGAATCCTGTTAATAGGTCCATGAAGTTGAATACATAAGTTGGGATTGTGCTGATTGGTGCGGGAACTGGTGGACTTCCTTTATATGTGATTAGTTGACCACCTGGGATATTAGAGATGTTGAAGTTTTCTCCTGCTCTCTTAGTCCAGATACCTGTAGTCATAGTATGTAAATGTCTTTCGACTCTTGATACTACTAAGTCTAGAGCTTTGTTAGCTGGTATGAATCTCTCGATTTGTGGTGTCTGATATATCTTACCTGGTTCTAGTCTTAGATCTACAAATGGGTATGAGGATAGAGAAACGTACTTGTCTCTAAGCCATACACCGCCGGCACTGAATGCTTGACGTATGACTGGGTCGCCCCTTTTAATCTTCATTTGAGTTAATAGGTATTCTGCATCTCTGTCGGCTCCACCATAATCTTCTGTGGTTGCTTGCTCACGGATTCTTTCCATTACGAACTCATCAACGTACTCTTTGAAGAAACCCTCTTTAAGAATCAAAGTAGCTGTGTTGTCTGTTCGTTTCTTATCACCATAACGCGATTGCATGTATGCTTCTTTGATTTCATCACTAGCGTATTTATTGTCAGCACTGATTTTGAGTAGTTGGTCTTGGTCGAATAGCTCGTTAGCTTTTAGTCTAGCTATTACATGTGGGGTTGCTTTGATTATGAATGGTGAGTCGTTAATGTCGTTTTGGCTACCGTCTACATAAATTTCAAATGCATCATAGACTTGAGAGTCAATCGCTTGGTCTACTGGGTCAGCCCATACTTGTAGGTAAGAAACACTATGTTTAAGTGTCAATATCATCATCTCATTTAACTTTGAGTTAATGTCCATGTTGTCGTCTTCCCACTGGTTCATTATCCATCGGCCAGTTTTTGAAGCATATTTTTTAGATACCTTAACAGCCATATCATACTCTGTCATTGGCTTACCTTGTTCGTCTGTGATTGGTTCTTTTGTTACTGGGTGGATTATTGGGTTCTGGTCATCAAAGACTTCTCTGCTTACATATTCAGGGAATATAACAGGTACGAAGTTACGAGACTGTAGCAAGTTTGCCATGCCTCTGATTTGTCGTGATGCTTTAGGGATTGCTCTTCTGTGGTGGAATAGGTCGTTATCTGTATGATCTATTACCTTACCTGTTTTAGGATGTACGAATCTGAAGTGATAGCCATCATCAAAAAAATTATTGTCATACCATCTACGTGAGAACTGTTTTCTCTGTGATTCAGACAGTTTTATGACTTCGTCAGTGTGTTGTGATATTCCAGATGTTTCTATGTGACTTGTGTATGATTTTGCCATTCACGTAAGTAAAGTCCTATTTACCTAGTTTTTGTTTTGCTTTAGCTATTAATCCTTCCTTAACAGTTGGCTTATCGCCTTCTAACTGTGTCTTAATCATCGTCTCGAATGTCTCCATTGATGCGTCTGATACCGGCATCATGTCTTCAAAAGTATCTACGTGTTGTAAAGGTAAAGGGTCTGAAGTTGATACTTCAAGCTCTTTAACCTCATTTAAGCTTTTTGCGAGCAATCTGTCAATAAGTTTACGGTTCGCTTCTTGTAATTGTGTTAGTGATTTGTTGTAGATGACTTGATTTGTGATAGAAAAACCTATCAATGCACCTATAATAAAGTATTCAATCATTTGTTTTGTTAGGTAAATATACTTCAGTAACTAAGAACCATTTGATGACAGGGTTCTTGTACCGTGTATTCTTTTTATCATTAATATCTATAATCTCTATTTCAACTGGTACTCCATGACTCTTGAAGGTTAGGTATTTACCTATCTTAACTTCAGGATGGATGATGTTATATGAACGTCTGAATTGTTCAGTCATTTGGTGACTGTCTACTACTCCTGTGATTTTGTTTAGCTCTGTAATCTTCTCTGTCTTGGCTTGTTCGGCTGTCTTACCTGTTAGTACTGGGTTTACTATGAATCTAGTTAGGTCTTCATATACAGCAATGATAGCGTCTTCTAGTACGGCTTGAGGGAACTTAGGTTTAGGCATTGGCTCTTTAATCTTAAACCGTTCAATTTGAATTGGTTTTAGCTTGCCAGTGTTAGGCATTGGTTTACCAGTTGTCTGAGTCATATTTGGCTTCCTCTATCATTTTGTTTTTAATTAAATGCTTGGCAAGTGCCTGTCTAACTCTGTTTGGTTTAGGGGGGTTTGGGTTTTCGGTTCGAGTTGGTCTACTCATAACGTAGTATCTTAAAGAATCGTACACGTGGTCCTCACCATCTGTGTCAACGTCTTCTAGATTGAATCCTTTTTTATTATATACCTGTGCGGGTATTGTTCTGACAGCATCATAGCATGTTATAAAGAACTGCATCCACGGCAATCCATCGGGGGCTAGGGCTATTGATTCCCTGACTCTATCCAATCCATTCTTTCGGTCATTTGTTCCCTTAGTCATCATCAAACCTTCATGCATCATCAACTCTGCCTTTGACTCACCAACTGTAGTATGTTTGAGTTTTCCGTGCACGTCATCATTCCACATACTAGGATCAGCTACACAGTACTCATATCTCTCGTTAGCTTTTTCATTTATCTTTAGTATGACCTTGGCTAGTCTGCTTGGAGTTAATGGAACTCCGAATCTTTCATAGAATCCATCACCATTCATATACAGCTCACGATACATATATGTTCTACCTTCAGGACTGACAGCGTACCAATTGACTGAGAATGGTTTGTTTACGCCCCAATCCATAGAGATATATCTATTCCACCAGTCAGGAATCTTAAACGGTCTGCATATGTGTAGTTGGTCCCTCCACTCATCAAATACTTGACCCTCGAATATATCCCAAGATCCCTCTTTGAATGCTTTTCGTTTACCTTCTGGTAATGCATCCAACTGTTCAGCGTATCCAGTATCAGCTAAATGTGCGTTATCCTCTATTCTTGCTGGAATGTATATAAACTTACCTTGTTCGATATCGGGGTCTTTAGGATCTGGAGTAATCCATTTCTGCTTAACCCATGCATGGCCTACACTACCTGGATTAGTAGCACCAATGAACATAGGATCAGGTACGCCAGGATACCTAAGACGAAAACGTAAGTCATCGAATGTATCTTTAGGATTCTTTGTAAGCTCTTCAACCAATTCAGCGGCGAACTCTGTACTTGCATATTTACTTGGGTCATCTAGGTTACGTAATAGAATGACAAATGAACCGTACTCTGGATTAGATTTAAATACTAACCCTTCATCTCTGGATTCTTTGATGGTACCCAAAAAGTCAGGGAATTCAGTCTTAATCTTAATGAGTTGTCTATCTTTGAGTGTTGGGTAGTCTTCGCTAAACAGTCCAATAGGCACGTTTTTAATTCCGTATTGGAGACTGTAGTACATGCCAAGACCAACGGCACACCATCTAAGGAAATAAGATTTACCTCCGCCTGCCGCTCCACCGTAGAGATAGTATTTGTATTGTGCATCTTTGATTAGATTCCATGCCTCTATTTGCTTTGGATGAAAGTTGGCTAAGTTGGCAAAGTCTATTTCTTTACTCATTTATTATAAGTTGTTGTATTTTGTACTAATGTTTGATCTATGGGGTGGCACTTGTTGCCTTTACTTGGCTATGTTGTTTTTTTCCTCTTATATACTATAGGAGCATTTTACCTATACTTTTCCAATCTTTGAAGTGAACCCCCTTGTCATCTATGTATGCGACAGCGACAATCTTACCTTCATCGCCCATATCAATACGACTGTAGTTAATACCGTTGCTATCGAGAAACTCTTTCATTTCTGCTGTTTTCTGACCCATTTCACCATAAGGTGTGTCTTGATTGAATAGAGCTGAGGATCTACACGAGCTGATAACAACGTCGTACTTTTCTGCTAACTGATTGATAATCTCTTTAGCATCAGGTTTAAGCTTACCTATTGCGGGGAATTTGTGGTCTGCTACGGTTCCATCGAAATCTATAGCGATTGTGTATTTAATTGGTTTATTCATCGGTTTTGCTTCTGCTAGCTGATAATTGAATATGTCTTATTTATTGCCTTGTCTATATGAGGTGTTTTCATTCTTCTTTGGCTTCAGATGGAGCATCCCAATTAAGAGCGATCTTTACAGCTTCGCCCTTAGATGTGATATCTACTTTGTCGCCGTAGCGTTTTGGTTTTAATTTGGAAGCGACCCATTTACGCACATCAGCTCTTAGTCTTGAGCGTTGGATATTTTCACCGTTTGGAACATAGCTACCAGTGCCTAAGCCTTTAGCATCTAATCGTTCCATGTAATCGTTTGAGGAGTTGTCTGCTATATCAACCAGTTCATCAGCTAATAATTCGGCTTGAATCTCTCTTGCGGTTTCGTATTGGTCAAGGAAATGTGTCGTCTCGTTACCGACAGTATCAGCAAGCCATGTACATATGGTTGCTTTAGAAGGCAAATGTGCGTCCATACTCATGCTACGCAAAGATTCGCCAGTCATTAGACGCTGACATATTTCATCTGCTACAGCTTGTGTGTATTTAGTCGGTCGTCCCCTTTTTCTTTTTCCTTTGGAAACCGTACTTTTCTTTGTTGCCATAGTTAAATATAGCATGTTTTTGTGTGTGTGAATAGGCTTGAGAGATGGTGGGCAAGAGATAAGACCTGCCCTATGTCAACCAGTCATTAAACACAGTTTGTATCTTTCACTCCATATAGTTGACTGTTCACTACCCACCATCACTTAAACCTACAAACATTAACAGGTTGATTGGTCGAATATTAGAATAAGAGTTACTATTATTAGAATTACGAATAATATTATTGTTGTGTCCATATTATTTAGCTTTAATAAACCTTAGAGATTGTTTCTCTGAGTATTTAGCTGTGCCGTTATCTATTTCTAATAATTGTTTTAGTTTTATTTCTTTTTTAACCTTCTTGTCTCTAGCTAGTAGTTTGGTTGAGTATGTCCAGATCTTACTGGTAACAGTGGTGAACTTACCGAACTCTGTACTCATTGGGGATGTGAGGTGTTTTACTTCTTCTAGGATTTGAGGTTCTATTTCTTTTAGCTCGTCTGATAGAACTTTAATCTTCAGCTTGATGGAGGCGTATTTCTTGTATATGTTCTCAGCCTCTAATCGTTCTCTGTTTTCACGCTCTTTTACAATCTCTGCATCCTTTTGAGCCTGAATCTTTGCCTGTTTATCAGCTTCAACTTTGAGTCGCTTGTTTTCAGCTTCCATATCTTTTAGTCTTTTAGTCTCAGCCTCATCAGCTTTTTTACGAGCCTCTTTCTCAGCTTTCTCAGCTTTCTTTTGAGCTTCATATCCTAGCTTTGCATTACTAAGTATTTGTTGATATCCATCCTCTGACATATTGCCAAGGTCAAACCCTACTACAGACATTTGTAGGGCTTCTAGTTCTACAACCCTCTCGTCTACTATCTTCTGTTTTTTCTCAGCTTCTATTTTCTCGAAGTGTGTTTCAATACCATTTAGGTAATTTTCATACTCTGTTGCTTTTAATTTATATATGTTCCTAGTACCATCAATGGCTTTAGTTCTGAGCAATAGCCCGCCCTTTAAGTTTTTATGTACTTCATTTCCTGCAGTCCTGATCTTTACACATTTAAGGCGAATTGTTTTAGCTTTCTTGCATACCTCTTCAGTAATCTCTTCTGGTACTTCAAAGGCTTTAATCTCTTTTTGAACCTCGGACATTCGGTTGGCTATCCGTCGAAATGCTCCTACTATTCTGTCCGCATCTGTTAAGTCTATGTTGAACTTTTCAGCTAATTCTTTGTTTGTTGTTTTTAGTTTAATAACCTTCATAATCTCCTTTTCCGTACATCCACCTAGCAAATAATATTGCCGGTATCAGTAGTATGAATACAATGATTCCTATAATTTCTTTAATTATTTTCATCTAGGCTTTTAGGCTTTGTACATATTTTGCACGTTCTCCTGGGCTGTATTTGATTAAATTTCATATAGTCCTATTTGTTAATAAAAATAAGAGGGGAAGGTTATCAATGTGGGGGTACGATACTTGGTGAAAAGCCTTGTATCTGTGTGTACAGTACCTTCCCCTGTTGGTTTTATTAATATGATTAATATGATTTAAAACCTACTCAGTGATAAAAAGATAGGTTCTTTAGTATTTAGTAAATCAGGCATCATTTCTGGTAAGGCTTCTTTACTCTCAGGGCAAAATATCTTAAGTCCTAATACTTCTGCAACTTCTTGTTCTTCTTCACTCCAATGAGCGAAACCTTGTTTTCCGTATTCTTTACCACGTCCAGTTCCTACTAGGATGGCGGGTAGTTTGTTATAGACTAAATCGTTTCTTATAAACTCGAATGGTCTGTATAAAACGAATGGTGTAATGCTGTAGCAAATTGGAAGTTTACCAACCAAAGATAACCCTGCGGCCATTCCTATCATGGCTTGCTCACGGATTCCTACATTTATGTATTGATCCTTTAGTTTAACCTCTTGGTTTATTGGATCTAAGACTCCATATCCTAGGTCGCCAGTCATCAATATAATGTCCTTATTTTTAGTCATCTCTTCTTTTAGAAGTTTTATGAATGTATTTCTCATGTTATTGTATAGTTAGGTTGTTTTGAGAGGGGAGTACATCTCCTCTCTAGGCAATTATTTATTTCCCTGTTGGTTTGCTAAATACCGATGATAATCAGTGACAGTAAGTTTCTTGTAGTGAGAATCTAAGTTTGATTCGTCTGTAGGGAACATTACCTTCTTTGTCTTAACATAAATTAATGATGGTTGAGTGAGTTGGTATGAGTCAAGTAAAGCTAGGTCTAATTCTTCAGGTTTTATACTCAGTTCGTTTATATTTGAATATCTCACCTTAGTAGGCGGGACTTTTCTGTACCCTTGATATCCATTGCAATCCACAATCATATGTAGGTTGCTTAGTTTTAATTCTCCTGCTAGTTGAATTGCTTCGTAGTTTGAACCCTCGTTCATTTCTCCATCGCTTAATAGTACAAACACATTTGAGTTTGGTTTTCCCCTAGCTAATCCAAGAGCAACAGGTAAGCCATGACCTAGTGACCCTGTGAGGCTTGG